TGGCAGTCTGGTACTGGAGCGCGGCGTTATGACCGTTACGCCACTCACTCTGACGTTTGACCGCGTCCTGCGTGGTGAGAAAGCCGTGTATGCCGATGTGGTTATCATTCTACTGAATGAACATTCAATTCCTGTGGCAAGCTGGACATTAAGTAACGCGCTGCCGGTTCGCTGGTCCACCGGCGACCTTGACGCCAATAGCAATACGGTGCTGGTGAACGCTCTGGAATTACGTTATCAGGATATGCGCTGGTTAGGAGTAAAAGCATGACTGTTGAAATTAAAGAGCTGATTATTCAGGCTAAAGTGACCGATTCAGCCAGTCATTCGGTCACTCCACGAACACTAGCGCAGGAAGTGCTGGATAACGCCGACCTGATTGAAAAAGTGAAACAAGCAGTATTAGATGCCTTGCGCGAAACAGGAGGTCATTATGAGCTTAATTGAACGCAGCCTGTCCAAACTCACCCTCACCGCTTTCAAAGATCGTGAGGGAAAAACCTCGGTAGGCAGTTTACAGGCAATGTATAACCCCGATACCATCCAGCTCGATTATCAAACCCGTTATCAGCAGGATGAAAGCGTTAACAGTGCCAACCAAAGCAGCCGCTATGTGTTATCCCAACCGGCGGGCCTGTCATTAGTCCTGTTATTTGACGCCACCATGCCCGGCCATAACACCCCGGTAGAAACGCAATTAGCAACGCTAAAAGCCTTGTGTGCCGTGGATGCCAGTACTCACGTTCCCCACTTTCTTAAAATCAAATGGGGCAAAATGCGTTGGGAAAACAAAGGCTATTTTGCCTGTCGGGCCAGTGGTCTCAGCATTCATTACACTCTGTTTGACCGGGACGCCACACCGCTGCGGGCCAGCGCTACCCTATCTCTGGTGGCAGATGAAAGCTTTGTGATTCAAGCTACCGAGCAGCAATTAAAATCGCCCCCGGCTACTGCGGTTAACGTCACGGATATGCTCTCCCTGCCGTTGATCGCCTTAGGTGCCGGCGCTTCTTTGGCGGGGGGTATTGATTATCTCTCGCTGGCTTGGCAAAACGGCCTGGATAATCTTGATGACTTTACCCCCGGACAAATGTTGCAAGCACAGGGGAAAGCATGAAGATACCGACGATAACGATCAAAATAGACGGCAAAGTCCTCAATCAATTTACGGTTATCACTCTGACCGTTAACCATCATATTAATGGCATCCCCTCGGCCAATATCACCTTGGGTATCGCCGGTGATGCCCGCCATATTTTTGATGCCAAGGCACAAGCTGAACTGGCAAGTTGCCGCCCTAATCATCAACTTAGCGTGCAGATCGAAAAAGCCGTGGTGTTTAAGGGGATCATCGTTCGGCAAACATTGGGGCTTAAAGGTCAGGACAGCATCATTACTCTGACCGCCAAACATGCGTTGCAAAAATTAACTCACAACTTCCACTCGCAACTGTTCAACAAACAGAGTGATGAGGCGATTATCAAGAAGTTGTTTAGCCAAGCGGGTATCCCTGTCACGATAAAACCAGCCCCTCAGCTTAAAACGGTGCATGAACAAATGGTGCAATTCCGCTGTAATGACTGGACGTTTCTAAAAAATCGGCTGCTCGCGACCCATACCTGGCTGCTGCCCGGCAACGATAGCGTGACGCTGGTCACCCCGGAATCCCTGAATCGGTCAACCGTGCATACTCTCCACCAGCGAGCCAACCCTCAGGATGCGGTGTTATTTGAAGCGAATCTGCAATGGGATAACCAACGCAACCCCAAAACCGTGAATGTACAATCTTGGGATATCGCCCAACAGAAGCTGTCTCCAGCCCATCAGGTAAAAAACAGCGGCCTTGGTCGCAATCAACTCGCCACAGACAACCTGACATCATTGACCAGCCAACCATGGCAGTGGGTTTTCAGCTATCCGTTGGATAATGAACAGGCCAAACAGCTTGCTCAAGGCATCCTGAATAACCGCCGAAGCCACAACGTCTCCGGTAATTTTGAGGTCGAAGGCGATAACCGTTATCAAACGGGGGATGTGCTGGCGTTAAACGGCTTTGGTCAGGGGATGGATGGTCAGGCGATTATCACCGGTGTCAGTCAGACCCTCAATCAACGGCAAGGCTGGCGTACCCGGCTAACGCTGGGGCTATTACCGGAAACAGAGCAAGTTGTACCGCAGGCAAAAGAGCTGCATATCGGGATCGTGGAAAAATACCAGCGAGATAGCCAATCATTGGGCCGTATTCCGGTCAAAATCCCGGCGTTAAACTTAACCAACGGCACCCTTTTTGCCCGCCTAAGTAAACCTTACGCCAGTCATGAAAGCGGTTTCTGCTTTTATCCTGAAGCGGGGGATGAGGTGATTATCGGCTTCTTTGAATGTGATCCTCGCTTCCCGGTGATATTAGGCTCGATGCACAATCCTAAAAACAAAGCGCCGTTAGAACCGAGTGAAAAAAACCCGGTGAAAACCTTAGTGATTAAACAGGGAGAAAATCAGCAAGCATTACTCTTTAATCATAAAGATAAAACCCTCGCATTGAATAGCGGAAAACATACCTTATCTCTGCAACAGGATAAAGATATCACGCTTAATTCCGCTAAGAATCTTATTACCCATGCTCAGGAAATTAAAATAGAGGCGCAAAAATCTCTGTCCGCCGCCGGTAAATCTGGCGTAGATATTAAAGGTGCGAAGATTAATCTAACCCAATAATAAGGTAATAAGATGACAAATAAAGCACTAGCCAATAAAGTATTAACCAACAAAGTATTAGCCGATATTTATGGTCGGGGTTGGGCCTTTCCGCTGCAATTTTCTATTAAAGATAGTACGTATAAAGATAGCGCTCATCCTGAAATACCCACGGGCGTCACCATGGCGGAAGGGGCCGAAAATGTCCGCCAAAATATGAAAATTCTTTTTCTCACCGAACCCGGCGAACGAATTATGCGAGAGAATTATGGTTGCGGCCTGAATGATTATCTGTTTGCCAATATCCGTGACGAAATGATGGCAGAAATTCAGACTCGAATTGAAGAACGGGTATTGCGTTATGAACCCCGCGCCGATATTAGCGAGATCCAGGTCAACCAGAGAACCGACCTGCCCAATACCTTGCATATTCAGGTCACCTACACGCTGAGAGGCAGCGAAATCAGCCAGCAAATTGAAGGTGCCCTTGAAGTGAATGAAGGCCGGGTACAGGTGAGTTTATGAGCAAACAACTGGTGGTGGATGGCGACACTTTGCTGTTCGAGCCGTTATTTGGCAACCGACAAGTCACCATTCTGGGGCCGGCAACCATCCGCGGTAGCGGACATACCCAAATTCAGGGCAAAAAGATTGTCATGGTCGGTGATGAAAAAAAGGTGCAACTTCAAGCGCAATATATCACTCCAAGCCACCCAGTTCCCGGCATGGGGATGGTCACCATTGCTCAATTGGATGCCAGCCAGCAGGTAAACTTCTGCCGTAGTCCAGTCACGGTAATTGTTGTCGGGCAACAATTTATCGCCCGATTTACCCCGACACAGCCAGCCAATAATCCATCGAGCGGCCCGGATGTGACCGCCCCCAGTATGGGCAAAGGCCGGTTTATTGCCAGCCAATATGCAGTCACTGCCGGATAAATAATCTTTTTAACTTTATTTTAAATAACAATATTTTCAAATAATCACGATCCCTGAAAACCTATCGGGAATAATTATATAACAGGTGGTAAAAATATGGGACAAGCCGAGTTAGAAAATAAACTCTCTGCTATTGTGCCGGATACTGTATTTAAACTTGATGAAAGAAGTACGCTAGATATTTTAAACTGGCTTAAAGCTTACGCTAAAGAAATTCCTTTCGATCAAGAGAAAAAACAGTTCTGGGACAGTTTCTACTTTATTCAAGAGAATAATCCTCAACAACTAGCGGACATTTACCAAAATGTGAATAAAGCCGATGGTCGATTACCCGCACATCAAGCTTTTGTTTTGGCTTTTTTAACGTTATTAGAAACAACTAATCGATTATTAAATACCTTTCCGGCCCGGCACCGTGATCTTTATTACCGGGAATTATTGGGGCTGAAACCCAAAAAAGCGCAAGCAGATAAAGTTGCGATAGGAATTACCCTCAATCCCGACAGCACAGAATCGCTGATAGCTCAAAGCACGCTATTTGATGCGGGGCAAGACAGCGCCGGCAATCCATTACACTATGCGTCAGATACAGATTTATTGGCGAACCAAGGGGAATTAACCGACTTACGTTGGTATCGGAAAAAAAATAATGGTTGGTTATCGGCAATCGCATTAAATCTTGCAGATAACATGGCATTGCCTGAAAACGGTATTCGACTTTTTAGCCCAACGGCCAATGATGTTCCGGTTCTATCCGGTTACCTGATCACTTCTCCTTTATTTGCCATGTCAGCAGGAGAGCGCACGATTAAAGCCACATTAGCCCGCGAATGGACAGGTAATGCTGAGAACATCACCGCTAAAATGAGTTCGGGCGATCACTGGCTTTCTTTATCTGCAAAAAAAGGACAGAGCAACAATACCCATTATCTTACACTTTGTTTATCAGCTAATAATGACCCTATCAGTTCCCCTGATGGCTTGGATAATATGGCGTTTGATATACCGGTGTTAAAGCTAGGCACCACTCAAGGCCCGACTCTACCCAAGATTACCGACATTGAAGTCAGCATTAACGGTAACCGCAGTGTGCACTATGCCTCTGATGGCGGTATTGAACAGACGGATACCACCAGCTTCCCGTTTGGTCAATCACCGTCGTTAGGCTCCGGTTTTAATCTGATTGCCCCGGAATGGTATGGCTCTGAAAACGCAACATTGACGATTACGCCTCAATGGGTGGGATTACCTCAACAAAACTTTTCAAAATGGTATGGAGGATATGAAACTAAGCCCGACAATAGTGCCTTTAAAGTACAGGGTTACTTAATCACACCTCAAAAGAGAGAAAAGCTTAATGAGGTGCAAGCATTATTCAATGGAAAAGAGGCACCACAAGGACAAAACCTGACATTTACCTTACCGGCAATGCATTATCCCCTTGCAGACAGCCCATCGCCCAACGAATGGCCGGCATCCGTGCGCATAGAACTGGCCGGACAAGATTTTATGCACGCCCAATATTGGCAAAATCCCACGGGTAAAAATGTCCCCTATACGCCACAAATCAGTGCATTGCAGATTCAATTCAGCGCTAAAGCTAAGCAATTTTCCATCTATCCACTGACGCCTTTTGGCCAAGGCGAGGCAACAGCAGAAACACCTGCATTAACCCATGAAGCCTTCTATTTAGGCTTTACGGGCGTATCACCGGGACAAACTCTATCTCTCTATTGGCAATTAGCAGGCATTAAATCGCTCGCGTTATCTTGGTTTTATCTCAACAACAGCAATAGCTGGAGCAAATTAGACAAATTAGTTGACGACCAAACCCATAACCTGTTTGACCGGGGTATCTGGCGCACTTTATTGCCACAGGATGCGGCAAATCAGGCGGCCTTGATGCCGACAGGACGCTACTGGCTGAAAGCTGAGATAACGCAACAAACCGATCCGCAAGATTACCCACGCATTAACGGTCTACTGTATAACGCTACCACCGCGACGTTGATCAACGCAGAAGCCGTTGAGCAGACGCACTTTATCAACGGATTAGCCGCCGACAGCATTAAACAGCCGGTAAACACGGTTGTTGCCGTCAGCAACATCACCCAACCTTGGGCCTCTTGGGATGGTCATCCGCAAGAAACCGAGCAAGCCTTCCTGACGCGGCTCCCGCCTCGGTTATCTCACCGTAATCGCGCGCTGAGTTGGGGCAACATTGTCACCTTATTAAAAGAGCAATTTGTCAGCCTGTTTGATGTCAAATACCCGTCTGCCAGTGAATTAACCAAAATCCCGGCACCGGAAAAACAGCAACTGATTGTGATCCCTGACAGCCGTTACAAAGATAACGACGATGCGCTGCGCCCAAAATTAAATCCCGCTCGGCTGGCAGAGATGGTCGAATGGATCAAACAACTCAGCAGCCCTTGGGCAACCCTTGAGATCAGCAATCCCACTTACATTGACGTTAATGTGAACTATCAAGTGACCTTTATCGCAGGTGTTAACCCCGACTACGGATATCATCAGCTACAACAGCAATTAAGCCGAAAATATATGCCGTGGGGCGAAAATACCGCTATCGGCGTGACAACCGGTAATCACATTGATTACTACCCCTTGTTAGCCACGATCCAGCAATCTTCTCTGGTGGAACGCGTCACCGATTTAAGCCTAACCATTGCTAACCGAACCACCGGTGCCGTGGGTAAAAGTATCGAAACCGCCGATAATGAAGTGCTGATTTTAGTCTGGCCAGAACAGCGTCCCTTAAACCAAGGAGTTAACCCATGAGTCATCAGGATGCCCTGTTTCCCATCGTCAAAGACGATATTACCTTCGATGCCTTACTCGCTCAGGCCAAAACCGTGATTGAGCAGCAATCCGGCCAATGCTGGAGCAATACCAGTGAAAATGATCCCGGCATCACCTTATTGGAAGCCTGCTGTTATGGTGCCTCCGATCTGGCCTACCGCCACACATTACCACTGAGAGACCTTCTAACGCCAAAACCAGAAGACCAAACATCCGGCGACGGTATTTTTCCTCAGGAGTTCGGCCCACAACAAACACTGACCTGTGGCCCGATCACCGCAGAAGATTATCGCCGGGCTTTATTGGATTTACATAGCAGCGACACAATTAATAACACCCGCGAAGGTTATTTTTTCTTTAATGATGTCCAATTAATTCGTGAACCTGAAAATCAACGTTATCAGTATTGGTATAACAAACAGAAACGTGAATACAGCTTTAAAAACTCCGGCTCAGATAGCCAATTAGCACTAAGAGGAAATTATTGGCTCTATTTACTTCCTAGCCGGGAAACTGAAACTAATACAACACTGGCTGAGGAGAGTCTGAAAACTTTCCTAAAAGATAACCGTAATCTGGGGGAATCCGTCAGCAAAATTATCTGGCTGCAACCTGCCGATCTCCCCTTGCAGATTGATATTGAACTTGAAGATAACGTCATTGATCTTCCTGATATCTTCGCTCAGGTTTACATGACGGCGGAACAGATGGTACTGCCCAAGCCCGAACGTTATACCACTCAGGCCATGAAAGATCAGGGTTACCATCATGAAGAGATATTTGCCGGCCCTTATTTACATCACGGTTGGATACCGACCTTACCTCAAACCAAAGATTACACCGGCGATACGGTATTAAATCTCAGCCATCTGGTTAATCGATTATTAGCGATTAAAGGTATTCAGAGTGTAACCCGGCTAGCATTAGCTCATCACGACACAACTATTACGCCATTGTCGAACGATAATTGGTCTTGGGAAATCGCTCAAAAATATTACCCCAGATTATGGGGGAGTGATCCACTGGCATTAATTACCTCAGCAAACAGCCCGCTTACCATTACCGCCAAAGGGGGCGTTAAAATTGGTGTTTCTAAACAAGATATCGAAGAAAAGCTTATTGCAGAACCACTGATTGATATACAGCCGGAATTACTGCATTGGGGTAAATATCGTAAAGTTCTGGATTACTATCCGGTAAGCAATAAATTACCCACTTGCTATGGATTGCAGACCTATGCCAGCAACCAACAGCAAATACAGTTACACCAATTTATGCTCCCTTTTGAACAAATGTTGGCTAACGGCTGTGCCGAACTCGCCCTTTTACCGAAATTACTGGCCTTTAAACAACGGGGAGAAACAGTACACGGTGTGCAATGGCCTTTTAAAACGGGTACAGTCAGCCATCGTGTTCACCAACAAGTCATTCCTGATTTAACCGCAAAACTAAGCCGCGATTCACAAATCTATATTGATAACCATATTCAGAAGCCAAACTATATAAAAGAGGCGACAATTCTGAATTATCTGTTGGGCTATTTTGGCGCTCAACTTGCCGCCAGACCACTTACATCGAACTCACTACTGGGTTTCAAAGACTTTCTGTCTACTCAGCAAGGCTATCTGGCTCAACAACCCGAACTAACCTATCAACGTAATAATATTCGGATTGATAAAGTGTCGGCACTGCAAAAACGGATTGCCGCCCGCTTAGGTTTGGGTGGAGAATGTTTCAGTAAAACACCTAATCTGGATGACCTGCCTTTTTATTTAATTGAACATCGTCAACTTTTGCCGATAAAACCCGACACGAAATTCGACGATAAACAAAAACCTGACGATCTAAAGGTAATTGAAGAGAATTCAGGCTCTAAAAATCATCAACTCATCATCACACAACAAGGTATTGCAGGTCGGTTATTACAAGGTCAGGTGATTAATCTGATTATTATTGAAGATGATAGAGAGTTTATATTACGGAGCCAAATGATCACCGAAGTGACAGGAGATACCTTTTCCCTTAGTACCCGTAACAGCAGCGATTTGGAACGCAATCTGGACAGAATAAGACAGAAATTTAATGATGGTAATCTGCGCTGGCAAAATAGCCCAGTGTGGCTGGAAGATATGGATTATCAATTGGTTTATGCCGATGAGACATATAAAAATGCTACCGACGATCAACGTTGGATTACTTCCAGTGCTCAAAGCCCCTTCCCTGCTATGATTGAAGAAAATGACGAAATCACCCTGAAATATGTGATTACTCCCTCTGGGCCAGATCTAAAAATATCACCTCGTACAGTTATCCCTGAACCGAGAACCGAATATGAACTCAAAGCACGAGTCGTTAAATTTGATCGTATTCAAGGCAAGATATTAATTAAATGCAACCAAGACTCACCGAATAAAAACTTTCCAAAAGAGGCCGAAGCATGGCGTTATCGCTGGTATTTCTCCAGCGAAAAATATGCTTTGGCCGATCGCTTTTCATTTGTGGTTAGCGTAGTAGTGAATCGTCGGTTAATTCAGAATGGCAAAGTTGATCCTTACAAACTAGAATCTTGGGTGAAAACAGAAATATTAGCTGAATTCCCCGCGCATATTTCAATGATTATCCATTGGTTATCACCGGAACATTTTAAAGATTTTGCCAGCACCTATAAACGCTGGCAAAACAATGACGCCCCTTTAGGAGACGAAGCATACCATATTTTAGAAACCTTAACCTTGGGACGCCTACCTTCTAATGCAACCGGTATTGGTAATATGCGAATTGCCACTAAACAGCAACGTACCGAGGTCATTGGTGGATCTGGCAATCAATGGAATGCAACAGTCATAACAAGTAATCAATTATTATATGTGCCTAAGCCGTAGGCATAACTAAACTCAATGCAATTATTAATAAAGACAGTAGCAAAAATATAAACTAATTTATCCAATATAAAAATAAATTAATATAGCACTACAAAAGACTTATTTTAATATTAAATATCTTCTCCTGTTTAATTATACAGGAATACCTATAAGATATTTAAATCATAATAATTTAACACCATATAATATAGGATGATAAAAATGGAAAAAAAATCTAATCTATCTAATGCAAAATCCAATATGGAAAATATCAAATCAAATGGCCCATCAGCAGATGATTTAAAAAAGCGCTTTAAAGAAGGCAGTATTCCATTACAAACCGATTATGCCGACCTGATTAATATTGCTGATATGGGGCGCTGGGCTGTTGGTAAAGCTCCCGGTCAAACAGATAATCCAAATTCAGCGCTGAAACTGGATAATGGCGGTGCATTAGCGGTAAAAATTAACGACAACGGTGGTTTAAAGGCAGATGAGAATGGATTAAGTGTAAAAATCAAGAATAAAAGCCTGTCAGTTGATAATAACGGATTAGCAGTCAATGCCGGCAGAGGATTGAGAATTAACAACGATAAGCTTGAAGTCAATAATCATCACGGTATTGAAATAGTTAATGAAGGGGTAAAAGTTAAAGCTGGTGAAGGTATTAAAGTAGACAGTAACGGTGTCAGTTTAAAAATGGGAAAACCTATCAGTAATGCCTTTTCTCCATTAATATTAGAACCCAAAAATGATGTTTTATCTGTAAAGATAGGCAATGGCCTGTTTGATAGAGACAATGGAATATCAGTTAACCCAGGTAATGGCATTGATGCAGGTTACGATTATGTGGCTGTCAAGGCTAGTAATGGTATTACTGTTGATAATAGTGGTGTTTCAGTTAAAGCAGGCAATGGTATTACAGTTAATTCAAATGGTGTAAGTGTTAATATTCAACAAATTGCATCAGCACTCGCGGACTTAATTATTCCTTCAGGAACAATTGTACCATTTTATAGTAATGGCAGTTTACCTAATGGTTGGCTATGGTGCGATGGGAATAATGGCACACCTAATCTAAACAAGGGTATACCGAATGAGATCACCTTAGTTGCAGGTTGGATAAAAAAAATAAATAGTGCTTATTTTATCTTAAATAATATATATGGTGAAAATAGTGAAAACAATACAAAAGTTCAAGACGGAAATTTAAGAATAAGTGCATTTTATACAAAATATATCATGAAAAAATAGACTCGTTAATCAGAATAGTATTATACATCTATTTATATTAACCACATTTATTAGTTAAAAATGAGATATTAATATGTCTTGGGCACCAAATCTGTTAAACCGGATTACCATTACTATTTCAACTAATAATCAACAGCTAGCTAAAAAAGTATTGCATGGCTCCCTGCTTAATCAAGACAATATACATAAATTACTCAGCTCATACTTTGATGAATATAACATTCATCAGCATATCTCTTTAGAGACATTAACCCTTAATCTTGGTGAAATAAGTTCCTATGAATTTAACTCATTATTCCCTGTTCGTCTCAAGGCTGAGCTGAATAAAGTACTTAACCAATATCAGATAAACAACCATCAGGAAGAAATTCTACTGAATGAACCAATATCTAATAAATTTACCGATAATTCTTCCGCATTCTGCGATAATTATTTAATTGATGCGGAGAGTTTTATTCATTTTTTATATCAACAAGATTCCCAATTAAATACACTGGAGACAATAACCAATCATAAAGAGATTAATATTAATAAACTTATTCACCAATTAGCACAAATAGAGAACAAATGGATATTGCTATTAGCAAAAAGCTGTCTATCTGAACATGGTCTACAACGACTTTTGGCTATCAAACAACCCGCTTTATTCATTGCCATTAATCGCAGATTATCCGAAAAAGTAAACAAACCACAACATCAGGAGGAGCTTGTCTCCTCCACACAACTGATACTCAACGCACTGGAATATCTACAGCGGCATAATATTCAGGAAATACCTAAACCCAATACGAAAATCATTTCACGTATTATCACTGAACTTAATAACGGCGTACTTAATACCGATCCTATTATTAAGCTATTTCGCCAAGCTATGAACCAAAACACGCCATTAAATAGTTGGCTGAAACAACTCTGGCAAACTGTTTCTGTTTCACGGCTTTGCCAAAAACATCTGTCGGTTAAGGAGTACCAATATCTATTGGCATGCTTTATGCCAAACCATATAGATAAAAATACACCCGGCAAAAAATCAGCTACGAATAACATTAATTTTTCAGATGTTCGGCAACATCAACCTCTGGTAAATCAGAAGGTTATTACCGAAGATCAGAAAATACTATCAACATCAAACTCTCCATGCCAAGTCAATAATGCCGGCATATTAATGCTCTGGCCGATGCTACCCGCATTGTTTAATCAACTTGGCCTACTTGAGGGGAAAAAGTTTATCCATCGTCAAGCCCAATACCATGCTGTTAATTTCCTTGACTATCTAATTTGGGGAACCGACGAAACACCGGCAGAACGTAAAAGACTCAATAACATTCTGTGCGGACTTATGATCAATGAAAATACCGAATCAATCTCTGTTGAACCAGAAAAACAATTAACCACCACGCAATGGCTGGATACCATTATTACTCAACTTCCCGGCTGGAAAAAATTAAGCTGCAATGACGTCCGCCAATTGTTCTTACAACGACCGGGTGAATTATTGGTAAACGAGCAAGAAATCAAAATCACCATCCAGCAACAGCCATTTGATGCATTGTTGGCTGACTGGCCGTGGCCATTAAATATCGCCAAACTTCCCTGGTTGGATCGCTCTTTATTAATCGACTGGAAAAATATTTAACAGGTTTATATGAACGCTTTACTTAAAAACAACCATGATATGGCGACAGAATTTCACTGGATTTATCCCCATCTGGAACGTATTGATCTACGATTACAACATTACTATTACCAACATGGAGAAAAATACGATTATTTACCGGAGAGTTTTCTACTTACCGAAGATGAATTAAACCCGCGGCTGGCAAAACCACAAGGCATTCCTCATTGGGTCACCAAACAAGATGATATTATTAATTCCCCTGAAATCGACGAAAACCCCAATGCATTATCACAATTAATTGAACGTTTTGAACTGACTGAATTTGAACGAGATGTTTTATTATTAGGTTTATTACCCCATTTCGATAGCCGTTATCATGCGTTATTTGCGGCTCTGCACGGTAACAGTAGAAAACAGTGGCCTAGCTTTGACTTAGCCATTGAATTATTTAGCCAACGCCAAGGTGATCGGCCATTACGACAAAATAGCTTTCTACCGCAAACACCGTTAATCAGTCATCAACTATTACGGCTTAATAACCACGAAGAATCTATTTGGTTACAAACTCAATTTCTAACTCACAGCGCTGTCTGGCATTTCTTATCAGGCCAACGGGTTATTTTACCGCCGCTGACAACTTGTGCTTATTGGCACTCTTCTGCCTCACATCGTTGGTATCCACAATCCCTTTACCCTTCACTTGAAAAGATATTATTAAATAAAACTGACGAAATACGCCCGCTGGTAATACTCAGAGGAAAACAAGATAGCGCCAGAGAATTAGCGGTAAGCAATATGATGGCTCTTCATGATATCAGTACATTAACTCTAGACTTAGCTCAACTGCCGGAAGAAAATAACTCTAACTTGCTAATAGATGCAGTCCGGGAAGCACGATTACATGATGCCTGTTTATTAATTCGCAATTTTTCTTTGCTCAAAGATGAAAAGAAAATATTACACAGTGAATTTTCCACGTTATTGAACCAAGCAAAATTACGCGTGGTTTGTCTGGCAGAACCACAAGATTCATTAGTGTGGATTAAACACTTACCAATAGTGCAAATTAATATGCCAGCCCTGACTCTGGCAGATAAAAAAGCCATGCTGGAAGCCAATTTATCGGATAATATCGCCCAGAAAATAAATATCACTCAATTATGCCAACGTTTTTCATTTACCGCAGAAACATTACCGCAAATTCTTCAAGAAGCAAATCAATACCAAATACTCCGACAACCGGAAGGTCAATTGGAAGAAACCGATCTGCGTAAAGCATTAAGTTTCCGTGCTCAACAGAATTTCGGTAAATTAGCGCAACGAATAACCCCCAAACGCAGCCTTAATGATTTAGTTATTTCAGACGTATTAACGCAACAATTAAAAGAAATTATTGCCGCCATTCATTACCGTGACCAAATTCTGGCTACCGGCTTTCAGGAAAAAATCGGTTATGGTACCGGCATTAGTGCGCTATTTTATGGCGAATCCGGTACCGGCAAAACCATGGCCGCCGAAGTGATTGCCGGGCATCTTGGCGTTGATCTGATTAAAGTGGATCTCTCTACCGTGGTGAATAAATATATTGGCGAAACGGAAAAAAATATCTCCCGTATTTTCGATCTGGCCGAAGCAGATTCCGGGGTACTGTTTTTCGATGAAGCGGATGCCTTATTTGGCAAGCGTAGTGAAACCAAAGATGCTCAAGACCGACATGCCAATATTGAAGTTTCTTACTTATTACAACGATTGGAAAATTATCCGGGATTAGTGATTTTAGCCACCAATAATCGTAGCCATTTAGACAGCGCCTTTAATCGCCGTTTTACCTTTATTACCCGTTTTGCTTATCCCGACGAAATGTTACGTAAAAAAATGTGGCAAGTCATTTGGCCGGAACAGATTAAATTATCCGATACCATTGATTTTACCCATCTGGCTAAACGCGCTGATTTAACCGGGGCTAATATCAGAAATATTGCGCTATTAGCCTCAATGTTAGCGAAAAATGACCACTGTGACCAAATCGAAAATAAACATATCAATCGAGCCATTACACTCGAATTAAATAAAACTGGCCGATTGGTTTTCTAAACATTTAACAAAATTGGAATAAACATGACAATCCTAATTGCTTCTGACAATGCGATTATTGAAGTAAATAATGCATTAAATACTATTTTATCCCAGCATCTGAATATCAATGGCAATAAGATTGATATCCGTTTTGATCTACCCGAAATTAACTCCATTCAATCGGAACCGACAGTCAGTGTATTTCTTTATGACATCAATGAAGATTTACAATTACGTTCTGCCGAACCAAGACGTTATAACCCGATGACCAGCACATTATTACCGGGATGGGTCAATATCAATTGTCACTATTTAATTACTTATTGGGACGCTAATAAACCATCAAGCGACAGTTCAAGCCCGGATAGCCAACCCAATAATCAAGCTGCACAAGTGATGACTCGTGTTCTAAATGCATTAATTAACAACCGTCAATTAACCGACATTCCCGGTGCTTATACCCGAATTATTCCCCAACAGGAGAATTTAAACAGCTTGGGTAATTTCTGGCAAGCTCTCGGTAATCGCCCTCGCCTCTCTCTAATGTATTCCATTACCGTACCGATGAAACTGCAAAATATTAAAGACAATATTACACCCATTAACCAAATTTCCGCTTCTGTGGAGCAGAAACCCAACCTAAATAATTCACAAATCAATCAAGCTCTGGTAGATAAATTATGTGCCGATTTAGGTGGTACAGAAGATGCTCGTCTTGCTTTGGCTAAAGTCAATCTGGTAACTAAATTTGTCACAGACAATAATGATAGTAATGAAAATAAAAGCATTATTCTGGAGATTTCTGGCATTACCTATTCAACTTATTTACCTAAAATAAGAAATATTATTTCAATATGGGTAAATAGTCAAAAATCCGTTGTTAAGGTAAATGGGATAGATATTACCATCTCAAAAGAGGACTCTAAAGAATTAATAGAAATATAAACCATTTCATTAATAGATTTAATTTCCATATTATTTTATCGAGGAACACCTCTTAATAATAACTTATAGGTGACAATATTATGCCAAAACTAACAGAGCTTTTAAGCCGTTTCGAAAATCCCATTCAGAATCAACCAAATCATATAAGTAAAAAAAATCCCATCTCTAATTCCAAAGTTTTAAATAATAGTGAAGAAAAAACTGCCCCCCTCGAATTAAAACATGATGACAGTAAAATAAAATCACAGGTATCTATACCAAATTTAGTGAAAAAAAATGAAAAACCAGCAGCATCGAATACGCCAAACAATTCACATGAAAAAGTCAAAGCTGAAGATATTTTCAACCGATTTAAAAGTAAATTTGATCCTTATGACAGAGAATTACCTTTCGACATAATGAATAAAATAACCAATAATGAAATAAAATTTTCTTCTGAAAAATCGAAAGATGATTATTTAGCTAAAGTAAAAGACAAGAAATTCACACTGAGACATTATACTGCCGGCACTGGGCAAGAAAAACCTACATTTGATGAGATTAGCTCAAACTTTAATTTGGTAAATAAGGGAATAAAAACATTAAATCGTACTCAAGGAAGTAACACCAATGAAGATGATTGGAACCGTTTAGGAAATACGGCGTTTACTTTCTACTTGCTAGCAATAGATGGAGAAGTATCCAATAGAAAATTCTTATCTAATACAACTCATTTTGCAGAAATTAATATAGAAGATTCAGAAGAACTTAAAGAACTTGGCTTAGATCAAGCTGAATTCTTTGCTTCTCCTGATTTACTTCACGAAAAAAATCTTTCACAAGCCCCTGCGGTAAAAGGAAAACTGTCTGATTTGAAATCATTATTATTAAAACGATCTGGCATAAGTTCAGTTCAATTAGGGCGTTTAGATGCGAAAGCAATTTTAAAAAGCATAGACAATGAATTTGGGAATAGTCTCGAAATCAAAATCCCAGGGAATGTTAAAGTGAACAAATGGAATAAAATTTAAAAGTAAATATATAATCACTAATATTGATATTACATTAATATTTTCATTATCAGAGGTAATAATATGCCGACAAATAAATACAGTAAAAATAAAAGCCCAGAGAAAATCAAACAAATTGCAGGTCTTAATCCGAGTGATCTGGAAAAAAACTATTCCAGTAGATTTATTACAAAAAATTAACAGGTAATAATATGCCAAACAGCAAATATAGTGAAAAAGTTAACCACTCAGCAAATGGAGCGGAAAAATGCTCGATACATTCTAACCAATATAATATAAATAACTGTACATTGGGGTTAGGATTGGATTTAAACAAAAAATTAAGAACAGGGAATGAACGAAATATAGAAGGTGCACAACCTTTTATTCCATTCCCTTCGAAACAAAAACAATATAGTACCAGCCCCATAGCAATGGCTGATATATTAAATGAAAGCGCACTGACTTCACAACCAATTATTACCGATTTAATTAATCCGCAAAAGATAAAAATGTCAGACGGCGTAAAAAATATTTTAAATAACAAAGAAGGAGGCGGAGATCTAGTGTTCAAGGCACTACAGATTAAACCATCGGATGAAACTCTGCCATTCAATGCATTAAAAATTGTCGATACCTATCAAGAAGAAATGCCGAATAAAGACATGTCTATTTCAGCTTATTGGGCCCCACAAGGAGGATATGTTGATATCCCGGCCCAACCCGATATCAGCCGCCATCCACAGTATGTATTTACCCCAAATTTCAGTGGATGTTCATTTGTAGTCGATAAAATGAATGAAGACACTCTCCGGGTTCGGCACGTACAAGGTGGTCAAGAAGATGTTGAATATAATAACCAAAATATTGATCACGGAATGGGTATGATTACGGCAATGGAATTCCGCGATTATGGATATCACGAGGCTGATGACAAAGTTATAGAAAATACCTATGGTTTTGCATTCTTAAAATTTAACCAAGAGAAAAAACAGTGGCAACTTCACTATCAGAAAATAGCCGCAGCCCCTAATATCATAAATATAAAAACTAAATCTAGTTGGTTGCCATTCAGTAAGCCTTCAATTGAAGCCGATACCTTTACCTTCAAAAATATGAAAGTCCCTGGATATAGTAGGAAGAATATCAATAACAATTAATATATACCCAATAGATTTCAAGTTGCAGTGCGGCGGCAAGAGAACGCATCCCCGGGAGCATAGGTAACTATGTGACCGGGGTGAGCGAGTGCAGCCAACAAAGAAGCAACTTGAAAGATGAAGGGTATAGATAACTATGTGACCGGGGTGAGTGAGTGCAGCCAACAAAGAGGCAACTTGAAAGATGACGGATATATCAATAGATTTCTGATTCTATTTCACTATTGCAATACTCAAAATACAACACGGTCATTCCCATAGATTAAATACGTCATTAAATAATCAAAATAATCCACCCCTACCAAATAAACATTTTAATTTATTTTTATGATAATCATTAGTGTGATTACCCTTTCACTTTGCTATTAATTTATCGGTAAAATCATAAATAGAGAAATCAAACCATCCTATTTACCCCACTCAATAAAAAAATAACCCCAATCAATTACCTTGACTTTATCATCCGCAAAACAAAAAAACCTAAAAAAATAAAATACAAATAGTTACCAACAAAATATTTTATAGATGTGAAATATCATTTAACATTAAAATTACATTTCGTCATTTATTCTTCCGCGATAGAAAGCAGTAAAAGATTGTTGATAAATAAAATCATTACAATCTGCTATATCAATTAAAAACCACCATTATTATTAATTGATAATCCGTATAAAAATTCATTATCTATAATCAATTCGTTTTACGGAAAACAATTTAGATAATCGTAAAATAAACTATTTAATATAAACAATAACCTCTATAAATCAGGTTGTTGCGGTAGCTATACCCAATTGTTAAGTAATAAGAGAAGCAAAATAACAGACATTTTTATTATATTTCACATGTATACCCTATGGATTTCAAGAGCGAGTGCAGCCAACAAAGAGGCAACTTGAAAGATGACGGGTATAAACAATAAAGGAAAAAACCATGACTATAACTCCAGAACAAATTGCTGTTGATTATCCTATCCCTGCTTATCGATTTGTTGTCTCGGTTGGTGACGAGAAAATCCCTTTTAACAATGTTTCCGGGCTTGATGTTCACTATGATGTTATCGAATATAAAGATGGCACCGGTAATTACTATAAAATGCCGGGTCAACGTCAATCGATCAATATTACCCTGCGTAAAGGGGTCTTCCCTGGCGACACTAAACTGTTTGACTGGATTAATTCTATTCAACTTAATCAGGTTGAGAAAAAGGATATTGCCATTAGCCTGACCAACGAAACCGGCTCTCAAATTCTAATGACCTGGAATGTGGCAAACGCCTTTCCAACATCATTCACCTCCCCCTCTTTTGATGCCGCCAGCAATGATATCGCTATTCAAGAAATAGCACTGGTCGCGGATCGAGTCACCATTCAAGCACCTTAATAGGTCCACAATAACGAGCTATCTCGATGTTTATATTGCAGAAGATAATTATCTGACGGTATTAATTACCAATATGCCAACCCATGATGACCAACATTATCATGGTTCATCCATCCAACTAAATTCATCATTCCACAGTTTACGTAGAATATCGCATCATAACTCGGAGACAATAATGCCAATAACCCCAACTTATCCCGGCGTTTATATTGAAGAGGACGCCTCACCGTCCCTCTCCATTCGCTCGGGTGCAACGGCAGTGCCTGTTTTTGCCGTCGCAAATAATAATTCATTAATACCAGACAATTCCTATATTCGTATTAGTAACTGGTTAGAATATTTAACACTAAAAGGTAAGCAATTTGATCCCACTAATACACTTGATATCGCACTACGCGCCTATTTTATTAATGGCGGTGGATATGCTTATCTCGTCAAAACCACAAATCTAGAAAGTCAGATCCCAAAGCTTGACGATGTGACACTACTGATCGCCGCCGGAGAAGATATTACGACCGCTGTAGGAACACTTTGCCAATTAGGCAAAGGATTATTCGCTATTTTTGACGGCCCAACAACCCAAATAGCCTCAACACAAGCACCAGATGATGTACTTAAACCTTATCCAGCAACTCAATATGGCGCAGTTTACTATCCCTGGCTGACTGCTGAATGGGGAGAAAATAAAGCCTCCATTGATATTCCACCAAGTGCCGTCATGGCCGGTATTTATGCCAATGTCGATAACAGCCGAGGCGTCTGGCAGGCCCCCGCGAATGTCCCTGTTCAGGGCGGATTACAACCTAAATATCCGATGACCGACGACCTGCAAGGGAGATATAACCAGGGTAAGGCACTGAATATGATCCGTACCTTTCCTAAGAGCGGGACGCTGGTCTGGGGAGCCAGAACCCTTGAGGACAGCGATAACTGGCGTTATATCCCGGTTCGCCGCCTGTTTAACAGTGCAGAACGAGACATTAAAAACGCCATGAGTTTCGCGGTATTTGAGCCTAATAGCCAACCCACTTGGGAAGCGGTGCGCCGGGCGATTGATAACTATCTCCATGCCCTCTGGCAACAAGGCGGATTGATGGGTAACAAAGCTGAACAGGCTTATTTTGTGCAAATCGGTAAAGACGTCACCATGACTGATGACGATATCAAGCAAGGCAAAATGATCGTCAAAATCGGCATGGCGGCAGTGCGTCCGGCCGAATTTATTATCTTGCAGTTCACCCAGAATACCGCTCAATAATTGGAGGCATCATGCCAACAACACCGACCTATCCCGGCGTTTATATTGAAGAAGATGCATCATTATCGCTCTCTATCAGCCACGGGAACACCGCAATACCTGTTTTTATTGGCCGCTTCCAGCCTAAAAAAGCCAGCGCAACTCTAAAAGCGATACGTGTGAGTAGCTGGCTGGATTTTACCAATCTGTTTAATGTCGGTTGTATTACGTCAATCGCCATCACATCGACTAAACCAACGCCAACGCCACCGCCTCCCCCTTCTCCTTCCGGGAAAGTTGCAGGCGATACAGCCACTGCCGATATTGCTCTTGACGCCGACGATACAAACACAGATTACACTTACGCTATAAATACAGTTACCTCTACAACCAGCAGTGATGCGCTAAAACTTTATTTCCAAAATGGCGGCGGACCTTGTTATATCCTGTCCATTGCCGATTCGGGAAATAGTGAAACTACGGCATTACTCCCTGAATTAATTGAACAAGCTTTGGAGATCACCCTAATCGTCTGCCCTGAACAGGATTCTTCTTACCAGCTCGCGATATACAACAGCCTGCCCCCCGCATTATTGAATGCCGGCTATTTCCTGATCGCTGACAGCCAGGGTAAAACAACTAAACCTACAGTTAATGTGCCATCACAAACTGCGACTTATTATCCTGCGGTTAAAATCTCACAACTTATGCAAACGGAAGATAGCCTGATCGCAGTTTCAGGTTATGAAGATGCAGCATCAAACGAAGTCAAAAATCTGGCACAACTCAAACAGAAAAACTCAACTGTCTACCAACAAGCTGTCCAAGCAATACAGGGCAAAATGAAATCCAGCAGCAACACTATTCCCGCCAGTGCTGTCATGGCGGGGGTCTACTGCGCCACGGATGCCAGCCGTGGTGTCTGGAAAGCCCCGGCGAATGTCGTGCTAAGCGGAATTAGTGATGTCACTGAACGACTTAATGACGATGAACAAGGTGCCATGAACCTGTTAGGTATTAATGCTATTCGCTATTTCAACGGGCGTGGCTTTGTCGTGTGGGGCGCTCGTACGCTGCAAGATGATGACAACTGGCGCTATATTCCGGTTCGACGTCTCTTTAACAGCGCAGAGCGGGATATTAAGCAAGCTATGCGCACCGCCGTTTTTGAACCCAATAGCCAGCCTACTTGGGAACGGGTGAAGTCAGCCATTGACAACTATCTCTATTCCTTATGGCAGCAAGGGGCATTAGCGGGAAATAAACCGCAGGAAGCCTATTTTGTCCAGATTGGTAAAGGCATCACCATGTCCGACGACGACATTAAACAAGGGAAAATGATTGTCAAAGTGGGCATGGCCGCAGTACGTCCGGCTGAATTTATTATCCTTCAGTTTTCACAAAATGTAGCACAGTAACCGTGCTGAGACGCGGTTGAACGCCGCGTCTATTAAGTCTTACAAGGAGACGATAATGGAGATAAAACAGCCGGGTGTCACCGTCACCGAAAGCCTGATATCCCCAGAACCGGATGATGTATTCATCGGTATACCGGTTTTTATCGGTTATACCCCCTCGCCGGTCGATAAAATCGCTATCAAGCTCAACAGTCTGGCCGACTTTGCCCGGTCATTTCCTGAATCAGGATTAATGTACTATTCCGTGCGCCACTTTTTTGAAAATGGCGGCCAGCAAGCCTATGTGCTGTCACTGGGTACGGAGCAACAATTAAGCGATTTTTCGTCATTGATCACCGCACTGCAACAAACGTGGATTACCCAAGCGATTTCCGCGGAGAACGACATTACGCTGATTATCACCCCGGATGCTATCCGATTTAATCAGACAGAGGTTTCCTATATCCAACGTGATCTCTGGTTACAATTTTGGCAATCAGTGCTCAATCTTTGCAAAAGTCGGCGCGGCATTATGGGGTTATTGGATGCCCCGGACAATCCCACATTAGCCGCAGAGTGTTTAAAACAGTTTGCTTCCGCAGATCAACAATGGGGTGCCGTATACTGGCCGCGGCTAAAAAGCGCCTATCAGGACCAAGCGCAAAACCCTATTGTGCTTTCACCTACTGCCGCGGTCGCCGCCGTTATCCAAAATAACGATAACCAACAAGGCGTCTGGACCGCCCCTGCCAACGTTGCGTTAGCCAAAGTGATCAGCCCGGTACACTCTTATATTGAAGCAAATGCCCTGTTTAACCCGAGTGGCACCTCGCTGAATCTGGTTCGCAGTTTTCCTGGCAAAGGCATAAAAATCTGGGGATGCCGAACGTTAGAAAATACCCCCGGTTCCCCCTGGCGCTATATCCAAATCCGCCGTCTGGTTTCCTATATCGAAGCTCATATGACTCAACTCGGCCGGGCCTTCATCTTTGAACCCAATAACGCTATCACCTGGATGAAGCTTAAAGGCCAAGCCTACAACTGGCTGCGTCAGTTATGGTTAAACGGCGGGCTACGGGGTACTCAGGAAGATCAGGCGTTTGAATTGCTACTGGGTGTGGGTGAATCAATGAGTGAAACCGATATCCAGGCCGGAAAAATGATCATGAAAATCAGCCTCGCCGTGTTAATTCCAGCGGAATTTATTGAACTGAGCCTGACATTTGATACCCGTACCGGCACCACCCGCTAAGTTAAACAGAAACAAAAGTTAAACAGAGGCAACATATGAGCAACCTCTATACCCCGTCAGTGTCACACCGTTTTATCGCCAGTTTTCTTTTTAACAACATTCCCAGTCCATTCGATATCGCCTTTCAACGGATATCGGGCCTCAGCCGTGAGTTGCAGACCACCCAACACAGCCAGGGCGGGGAAAATGCCAGAAATACCTGGCTGGCCGAGAAGATCCAGCATGGCAGCCTGTTGCTAGAGCGTGGCGTGATGACGGTGACTCCGCTCACGCTAGTGTTCGATCGCGTCCTGAGAGGCGAAAAAGCGGTCTATGCCGATGTCGTGATTATGTTACTGAATGAACATTCATTACCCACGGCAAGTTGGACATTAAGCAACGCGCTACCGGTGCGCTGGTCCACCAGCGACTTTGACGCCAATAGCAATACCGTCTTGGTGAACTCGCTGGAATTACGTTATCAAGATATGCGCTGGTTAGGAGTAAAAGTATGACCGTCGAAATTAAAGAACTGATTATTCAGGCCAAAGTCACTGATTCCACGAGTAATTCTTCCTCACCACCAACCTTAGCCCAAGAGACGCTGGATAATGCCCGCCTGATTGAAATAGTGAAACGGGAAGTGTTAGAAGCGTTGCGTGAAGCAGGAGTCCATTATGAGCCTAATTGAACGGAGTCTATCCAAACTCACCCTGACCGCCTTTAAAGACCGAGAAGGGAAAATTTCCGTAGGCAGTTTACAGGCGATGTATAACCCTGATGGGATTCAGCTCGATTATCAAACCCGCTATCAACAGGATGAAAGCGTTAATAATGCCAGCCAAAGCAGCCGCTACATGCTATCGCAACCCGCCGGTTTGACATTAGTTCTGTTGTTTGATGCGACTATGCCGGGCAACAACATCCCGGTAGAAACACAATTGGCAACCCTGAAAACCCTGTGTGCGGTGGACGCCAGCACCAGTGTGCCCCACTTCCTTAAAATCAAATGGGGCAAAATGCGTTGGGAAAACAAAGGCTATTTCGCTTGCCGAGCCACTGGTCTCACCATCCATTACACCCTGTTTGACCGGGACGCCACCCCGCTGCGAGCCAGCGCCACTTTATCGCTGATCGCGGACGAAAGCTTGGTTATTCAAGCCACGGAACAGCAGTTACAATCACCGCCGGTTATCGCAGTCAACGTGACCGATATGCTCTCTCTGCCGTTGATTGCATTAGGCGTCAGTGCTGCTCTAGTTGGTGGTATTGATTATCTCGCCCTCGCCAGACAAAACGATTTGGACAATCTGGATGATTTCACTCCCGGGCAAACGCTACAGGCACAGGGGGACGCATGAAGATACCGGCAGTAGACATTAAAATAGCGGGAAAAACCCTCAGCCAGTTTTCTGTGATAAGTTTGACCGTCAACCATCAAATCAACGGTATTCCCTCAGCCAAGATCACTCTCGGCATAGCCGGTGACGCCAACGCAATTTTCGCCCCCCAAGCTCAGGCTGAACTGACAAGCTGTCGGCCCAACCAAGAACTGATCGTGCAACTGCAAGAAACCGTGTTATTCAAGGGGATCATTGTTCGACAAGCACTTAAGTTCAAAGGTCAGGACAGTCTGGTTACCCTAACGGCAAAACATTCACTGCAAAAACTCACTGACGGTTTCCATTCACAGCTATTCAGCCAACAGAATGATGAAGACATTATCAGAAAGCTATTCGATCAGGCAAAGATAACTGTCACGATAAAACAGGTGCCTCAGCTTAAAATTAAACATGAGCAAATGGTGCAGTTTCGCTGTAATGACTGGAAATTCTTAAAAAGCCGACTGGCCGCCGCCAATATCTGGCTGTTGCCCGGTAATGAGGCCGTCACATTAGCGACGCCGGAATCACTTAATCAGTCAACCGTGCATACAATTAAACAACGTGCCGGCGATCAAGACATTGTGCTGTTTGAAGCGGATCTGCAATTTGATAATCGACACAGCCCCAAAACGGTGAGCGTACAAGCCTGGGATATCACACAACAAGAACTGTCTCAGGCCAATCAGGCAGAAAACAGCGGGGTTGGCAGCGGTCAACTCGCGTCAGACAGTTTAGCGACGTTGACCGATCAGGCATGGCAGTGGGTTTTCAGCTCTCCCCAAGATAATGAACAAGCCAAATACCTTGCTCAGGGCATCCTGAATAACCTGCGAAGTGATAACGTTTCCGGCAATTTCGAAGTTGCAGGGGATAGCCGTTATCAGCCGGGCGATCTGCTTGCTCTAAATGGCTTTGGTCAAGGGATGGATGGTCAAGGCATTATCACCGGCGTCAGTCAGACCATCAATCAACGGCAAGGCTGGCGCACCCGGCTAACTTTGGGTTTGTTGCTGGAAACAGAACCGGTGGTCCCGCAGGTTAAAGAGCTGCATGTGGGGATTGTGGAAAAATACCAACAGGACAAGCAGTCACTGGACCGAATTCCGGTCAGGATACCGGCGTTAGATTTAACCAACAGCGTGCTTTTTGCCCGACTGGGTAAACCTTATGCCAGTCATGAAAGCGGGTTCTGTTTCTATCCTGAACCGGGGGATGAGGTGATTATCGGTTTCTTTGAATGCGATCCGCGCTTTCCGGTGATATTAGGTGCTATGCACAACCCGAAAAATAAAACACCAATCGAACCCAGTGAAAAAAATCCAATAAAAACTCTGGTCATTAAACAAGGGGATAATAAACAAGCATTAGTGCTCAATCATCAAGATAAAATCGCCGCCATTAATAGCGGAGAACATTCGTTATCATTGCAACAGGATAAAGATATTACGCTAAAGTCGGCGAAGAATATTATCACCACAGGTCAGAAAATTAATATACAGGCTAAGGAATCCCTATCAGCCACTGGAGAATCCAGCGTCGATATTAAAGGTAAGGAAATTAACCTAACACAATAATAAGGCAACCAAATGACAAATAAAATATTAGCCGATATTTATGGTCGGGGCTGGACATTTCCGCCGCAATTTTTTGTCAAAGATAATTCTCATCCCAAAATACAAACCGGCGTAACAATGGCAGAAGGTGCAGAAAATGTTCGCCAAAGCATGAAAATTCTTTTTCTCACCGAGCCAGGCGAACGGATTATGCGTGAAGATTATGGGTGCGGTCTAAATGATTATCTATTTGCTAATATCAATGATGAATTGATAGCTGAAATTAAAACCCGGATTGAAGAGCGCGTACTGCGCTATGAACCGCGCGCGGAAATCACGGTGATTCAGGTCGATCAGAGAACAGACTTGCTAAATACCTTACATGTCCAGGTGACTTACGCCCTGAGAGGTAGCGATATCAACCAACAGCTTGAAGGCGTCCTTGAAGTGAATGAAGGCCGGGTACAGGTGAACCTATGAGCAAACAACTGGTGGTGGATGGCGACACTCTACTATTTGAACAGTTTTTCGGCAACCGACAGGTGACAATCTTGGAGCCGGCAACTATCCAGGGCAGCGGGCATGCACAAATCCAGAACAAAAAAATTGCCATTGTGGGCGATGAAAAAGAGGTAAAGCTCCAAGCGCAGTATATTACTCCCGATTACCCAACGCCCGGTACAGGCATAGTCACCATTGCCCAGTTAGATGCCAGCCAACAGGCAAATTTTTGTCACAGCCCGGCCGCGGTGATTATTGTCGGTCAGCAATTTACCGCCCGTTTCACTCCGACACAACCGGCGAATAACCCATCGAGTGGCCCGGATGTCACCACACCTAGTATGGGAAAAGGCTATTTTATTGCCAGTCAATATATCGTCAACGCCGGATAAATAACGCCTTTAACCTTATTTTTAAATAATAACGATCTCCTGAAAAACTATATTCAAACCACAGGTGGTAATAAATATGGGACAAGCCGAGTTATATAATAAGCTCTCTGCTATCGTGCCGGATAATGCATTTAAACTTGATGAAAGAAGTGCACTGGATATTTTAAACTGGCTCAAAGAGTACGCCGCAATTATTCCTTTCGATCAAGAGAAAAAACAGTTCTGGGACAGTTTCTACTTTACGCAGGAAAATAGCCCTAAGCAATTAGCGGATCTTTACCAGAACGTTAATCAAGCGAATGGGCTTTTACCGGCACATCAAGCTTTTGTATTGGCTTTTTTAAAACTGTTAGAAACACCCAAGGTATTATTTAATACCCTCCCGGCACGACACCGTAATCTTTATTACCGGGAATTATTAGGACTGAACCCCAAAAACGCTCAGGCGGATAGCGTTGCTATCGGCATTACCTTGAATACGAATAACACGGAATTTCTGGTCGCACAAGGCACGCTATTTGATGCCGGGCAAGATAGCGCCGGTAATCCGTTACACTATGCATCAAACACGGATTTACTGGCGAATCAGGGAGCATTAACCGACTTGCGTTGGTATCGAAAAAATAACGATGGTTGGCAATCGGCAATACCACTTAGCCTCTCAGATAACATTAAATTACCGAAAAACGGCATCCGGCTTTTTAGCCCAACAGCCAACGATACCCCGGTGCTATCCGGTTATCTGATTACCTCCTCTTTGTTTGCTATGCCCGCAGGAGAACGTCATATTACATTAACGCTGGAAAATGATTGGCAGGGTAAAGCTAAAAATATCACCGCTAAAATCAGCGCCAAAGATCACTGGTTATCGTTGTCGGTAAATCTTATCGACAAAAAGAATATCAAACTGGGTTTACTATCCACTGATGATCCTATCAGCCCGCCAGATAACCTTGACGGCATGACATTCGACGTACCGGTATTAAAATTAGGCACCATTCAACAACCCACTTTATCCAAAATTATCGGTATTAAAATCAATGTTAACGGCAACCGCAGTGTGCGCTATGCCTCTGATGACGGAACTGAACAAACAGATAAAACCAGTTTTCCCTTCGGCCAATTGCCATCGTTGGGTTCCGGTTTTAATCTGGTCGCCCCTGAATGGTATGGTTCTGAAAACGCGACGCTTACCTTGACTCCACAATGGGTTGGCTTGCCGACAAAGAGTTTTAAAGCGTGGTATAAAGGGTACACCCCTGAACCCGATAACAGCGTATTTAAAGTACAGGGTTATTTAGTCACACCTCAGGAAAAAAAGACCATTGATGGCCTCCAGTCATTATTTGGCGGAACCGATGCACCACAAGGACAAAGCCTGACATTTACCTTACCGGCAATGAACTACCCTGTTGCAGACAGTCCATCCCCCAATGACTGGCCCGCGTCAGTACGCATAGAATTGGCGGGGCAGGATTTTATGCATGCGCAATACCGGCAAGATCCGACCGGTAAAAATTTACCCTACACTCCGCAAATCAGTGCATTACAAGTTACATTTAACGCCACAATGAAAGCTGAACAATATGCCGTGTATCCTCTCACCCCTTTTGGTTGGGGAAATACGAACGCTGAAACGCCTTCATTCGCTAATGACGCACTCTATTTAGGCTTCACCAATGTGTCACCGGGACAAACCTTATCCCTATACTGGCAATTGGTCGGTATTCAAGAACTTGCGCTATTCTGGTCTTATCTGAATCAACAAAACACCTGGCAACCATTAAACCAACTGGTTCACGATCAAACTCACAACCTGTTTGACCGGGGGACATGGAGTACGCTGTTGCCACAGGACGCATCAAATCAGGCAGCCTTGATGCCGATAGGGCGATATTGGCTGAAAGCGGAGATAATTCAGCAGACCGCCCCTGAGAATTACCCAAAAATGCAAGGCATACTGTATAACGCCACCACGGCCACACTAATCAACGCAGAAACTGTTGAAAATGATCACTTTATCAATGGATTGGCCGCCGACAGCATTAAACAGACCGTCAGCGCGTCCGACGCCATCAGTCATGTGACGCAACCCTGGGCATCCTGGAACGGTCGTCCGAAAGAAACAGAACCCGCGTTTCTCGCGCGAATTCCACCTCGGTTGTCCCATCGTAACCGTGCTTTAAGTTGGGATAACATTGTCACGCTACTGAAAGAGCATTTCATCAGCATATTTGATGTCAAATATCCCGACGCCAATAAATTAACTAGAATCCCGGCACCGAAAGAACAACAACTGATTGTGATCCCTAACAGCCGTTACAAAGATAACGATGATGCGCTGCGCCCAATGCTCAACGCTGCCCGGCTGACAGAAATGGCCAAATGGTTAAGCCAGTTAAGCAGTCCCTGGACCACGCTTAAAATTGACAATCCCAGCTACACTAACGTGCTGATCAGTTATGAACTGGTGTTTGCTGCGGGGATTAATCCCGATTTTGGTCATCATCAGTTACAGCAAGAACTCAGCCGGAAATATATGCCATGGGCAGAAGACGCTGCAATTAGTGTAACCACCAGTAATCGCATTGATTACTACCCGTTATTAGCCACGATTCAACAGTCGTCTCTAGTTGAACGAGTCACCAGCTTAACGTTGAAAAAATCCACCCAAACCACAGAAGCAGTGGGTGACAGTGTAGAAGCTGGTGATAATGAAGTGCTGATTTTAGTTTGGTCAAAAAAGAATCCATCAAATAGAGGAGCTGACCATGAGTAATCAAGACGCCCTGTTTTCCATCGTTAAAGACAATATTGCCTTTGATACTTTACTCACTCAAGCTAAGACAGTGATTGAGCAACAATCCGGCCAACTTTGGAGCAATACAGGTGAAAGCGATCCCGGTATAACTTTATTAGAAGCCTGTTGTTATGGCGCGTCTGATTTGGCCTATCGCCTTTCGCTGCCTCTCATCGATCTCCTTACCCCTGAACAGCAAGAACAGACACCGGGCGACGGCATTTTTCCACAAGAATTCGGCCCACAACAAATGCTGACCTGCGGCCCAATTACCGCGGAAGATTATCGCCGGGCCTTATTGGATTTGCATAGCAGCGATAATATTAACAACAAAAGTGAAGGTTATTTTTTCTTTAACGATGTACAGCTAGTTCGTGAACCTGAGAATCAACGCTATGAATACTGGTATAACAAAGAAAAACGTGAATACAGTTTCACTCAAACTCCAGACAGTCAACAGTTGACACTAAGAGGAAACTACTGGCTTTATTTACTCCCGAACCGGGAAACTCAGACTGACAATACACTGGCTCAACAAAATCTGGCCGCTTTCTTAAAAAACAACCGTAACCTGGGGGAATCTGTCAGTAAAATTATCTGGCTACAACCGACGGATTTCTTATTACAGCTTGATATTGAACTGAATGATGATGTTAAAGATACCGCTGACATCTTTGCTAAAGTCTATATGACAACAGAACAGACGGTATTAGCAAAACCATTACGTTATACCACCCAAGCCATGAAAGAATCAGGTTACAGTAATGAAGAAATATTTGCCGGACCCTATTTACATCACGGCTGGATACCTGAATTGCCCACGGCTAAAGATTACACCACGGCTACAGAATTAAAACTCAGTCACTTAGTTAATCGCTTATTGGCTATCCCAGGGATACAAAATATTACCCGGTTAGCATTAGATAACCACGATAAAAACATTTCCCCGCTGTCAAATGACAATTGGTCTTGGACAATCGCTCAGGGCTATTACCCCAGATTATGGGGTAATGATCCATTAAGCTTAATAACTTCACCAACAAGCCCGCTCATTATTACTGCCAAAGGTGGAATAAAAGTCTCCATTTCTAAGCAAGATATAGAAAATAAGATCATTAAAGCGCCATTAATTGAAACACAGCCAGAGTTATTAAACTGGGGAAAACATCGTAAGATCCTGAACTACTATCCGGTCAGCAATAAATTGCCGGCTTGCTATGGATTACAAACCTACGCTGAGACCCAACAACAAATCCACTTGCATCAATTTATGCTGCCTTTTGAACAAATGCTAGCTAATGGCTGCGCTGAACTTGCCATCTTGCCGAAACTGTTAGCCTTTAAACAACGGGGAAATGCGGTATATGGCGCACAATGGCCTTTTAAAGACAATACTGTTGGTTATAAAGTCCACCAGCAAATCATGCCTAATTTAATCAAACAGCTAAATAATGATGCCCAAATCAATAATGATGACGGTATGCATTGGCAAAACTATGCAAAAGAATTGTTAATCCTGAATTATTTGCTGGAGTATTTTGGTACCCATCGCGCAGCCAGGCCACTTACCATAGACTTTCTGGATTTTCTCTCTACTCAACGTGGTTATTTAGCACAGCAACCCGAATTAACCTATCAACGTAATAATATCCGTATTGATCAAGTGTCAGCACTACAAAAACGGATTGCCGCCCGTATTGGTCTGGGAGGAGAATGTTTCAAAGAAAAACCCAACTTGGCTAATCTACCTTTCTATCTAATTGAACATCGTCAGCTATTACCGGTCAAACCTGACAATAAATTCGATAGTGAACAGAAGCCCGATAAGCTGGAAATAAAAAGCGTACCCAATTCTAAAAACCAACAATTAATCATTACCCAAAATGGGACAACGGGCCAGCTATTGCATGGTCAGGTCATTAACTTGATTATTATTGAGGGTGACAGAGAATTTACACTACGAGGCCAAATGATTACCGATATTACGGGAGATACCTTCTCGCTTGACACTCTCAATAGCACTGATTTAGAGCGCAATCTAAATCGAGTAGAACAAGCATTTGAGCAAGGTAATTTACGCTGGCGCAATAGCCCAGTATGGATGGAAGATATGGATTATCAACTGGTTTATGCCAGTGACACATATCAAACTGGCGCAAGAGATGAACGCTGGATCACCTCTAGCACCCAAAGCCCCTTTCCCGCCATGATCGATGTGAATGACGAAATTACGCTGAAATATATTATTTCACCCGATGAGTCATCCACAAAAATATTGGCTAATAGTAATTCTCCCACCGATTATCAGCTTAAAGCACGCGTAGTCCAATTCGACCGAATTAAGGGCTGGATATTAATTAAAAAAATATCAGGGCAACAATATGATTTCCCAAAATCAGAAGACGCATGGCGTTATCGTTGGTACTTTTCCAATGAAAAATACGCATTGGCTGACCGCTTTTCATTTATAGTCAGTGTAGTGATTAATCGTCAGCTTATTGAGAATGATAAGATCGACCCTTATAAACTGGAGGCGTGGGTAAAAGTGGAGATCTTAGCTGAATTCCCGGCACATCTTTCCATGATTTTCCATTGGCTATCACCGGAACAATTCAATAATTTTGCTGATACTTATAAGCGTTGGCAAAACAATGGCGCGCCTCTGGGTGATGAAGCCTATAATATTTTAGAAACCTTAACGTTAGGGCGTTTACCTTCAGCGGCAACCGGTACGGGTAATATGCGAATTGCCACCGAACAGCAAAGAATAGAGGTAATTGGTGAGTCAGGTACCGAATGGAATGAAAAGGTAATAAAAGACAATCAGTTATTATATGTTCCAAAAATCTAACCTAAGATTATATAGCACCACAAAAATAGTCATCAATTTCATTGTTAAATAAAATATCCTCTCTGATTGCCATTTTGTGATATGGCAGTATTTAAATGATATTTGAAAAAAATCAATCAATATTATATACAAGGTAATTAAAATGGAAAAAGAATATAATCTATCCAATATAGAAAACACCAATCCTGAATCAATAGGACCTTCAGTAGATGCATTAAAAAATCGCTTTAAAGAAGGCAGTATCCCCCTACAAACTGATTATTCAGACCTGATTAATATTGCTGATATCGGTCGCCAGGCAGTTGGTAAAGCACCCAATCAAATCGATAATCCAAATTCAGGCTTAGTGCTGAATAATGATAGTGGATTAGCAGTAAAGGTTAACATTAGCGGCGGTTTACAAGCGGATAAAGATGGTGTCAGTGTAAAAATCAAGGATAAAAGCCTATTAGCTGATAATAACGGATTATCAGTAAATTATGGCAAAGGGTTACAACTTGATAAAGATAATGACAATAAGCTTACAATCAATAGTCATGACGGTATTGAAATAGTTGCCGGAGGTGTAAAAGTTAAAGCTGGGAATGGTATCACGGTTAATTCAAGCGGCGTCAGTATTGATCCTAACACAGTACTCCCTAGAGGAATGATTGTAATGTTTTCTGGTAAAAGTGTTCCTACAGGCTGGACATTATGTGATGGTAATAATGGCACACCAAATTTAATTGACCGATTTATTTTAGGAGGAAATTTTTCTGGTATTGATGGAAAGAGCAGTACTACCGTTTCAGGTCCTAAAGACAGCAAATCATTTAATTTTAACTCTAATGAAGCTACATTAAATATCAATGGTAAAACAAGTGAGAGATCATTATCTATTGGACAAATACCTAATCATAGCCATCTTAGTGGAATAAATATTGATACAAATATCATGGCTCAATATGGCGCTACTCAGATCGGCAAAACAGATAGAGCTGTAGCCTCATCAAAGAATACCAGCGAGAGATATCTCTATTATTCATCAGGAATACTCTCCTCTAATGGAACGATCGGCCAAAACAGTCCTGAAACACACGATCATGATATTAATTTAACAAACACAGGCAATCATTTCCACAAGAACCAAATAACAACTCCTTATTATATACTTGCTTTCATCATGAAAACTTGAAATTTACTAATCAATTAAAGTTTTAATTATCTATTAATCACAAAGGATATACTAATATGACTTCGGAGCCAAATCTGTTAACCCGGATTACCATTACTATTGAAGCTAATAATTCACAGGTGGCTAAAAAAGTATTACATGGCTCCCTGTTTAATCAAACCAATATAAAAAATTTATTTAATACATTCTTTACTCAATATCCCATTAATCAGGATATCTATTTAGAAACATTAACTCTGGATCTTGGTGAAATAAATTTACATAATTTCAATTCACTATTCCCTGTAAGACTTAATATTGCACTAAATAAAGCATTAAACCAATATCAAATTAATAATCAGGAGAGAAAAATATCCCTAATAAAATCACAATCACAATCACAATCACAATCACAATCACAATCACAATCACAAGAAATAACCAACAAACCTTATTTATTATATGTCAATAACTCAATTAATATTGAAGTTTTCATTCATTATTTAAATCAAAAAAACTCCGCATTCAATTTAGTAGAGATTAAAAATAATCATAAAAATATTGATATCAATATTCAACAATTAATTAATCAATTAGCTGGAATAGAAGATAAATGGACTTTGTTTTTAGCAAAAAGCTGTTTATCTGAACCAAGTCTGCAACGGTTATTAGCGCTCAAGCAACCCGCCTTATTAAGCGCTATTAACAACAGACTATCCGAAGGAGTAAACAGATCACAATATTTGGGGGAGCCTGTCTCCCCCGGACAACTGATACTCAATGCGTTGCAATATATACAGCTAAATAATACACAGGAGATACCTAAACTGGATGCGAAAGTGCTATCACATATCACCTCTGAATTAGATAACGGTACACTTAATGCAACATCTATTATTACGTTATTTCGCCAGATTATTACTGACAATATTCCATTAAATAATTGGTTAAAACAGATCTGGCAAACTATTACTGTTGCAAAATTTAGTAAAAAATATCTATCAGCTAAAGAATATCAATATTTATCTGAGCATTTTATTTCAGACCATGCAGATAAAGATAAATCTAGCAAGAAATTAGCCGTAACTCATGTTGATATTAAAAATGTTCATAGATATAAATATTCAATAAATCAGGAGACAATATCAGAGAACCAGAAAATATTTTCAGCATCGAATAACCTACATATTACAGGAAATAACTCTAACCCATTACAGACTACCAATAAAGCACGCGATAAATCGGTTTTATTATCCGAACAAACTCTTCCCTATCAGGTAAATAATGCGGGGATATTGGTTTTATGGCCGATGCTACCCGCATTATTTAATCAACTTGGCTTACTTGAAGAACAACGATTTATTCATCATCAAGCCCAATTTAATGCGGTTAATTTACTTAATTATCTGATTTTGGGAGATAAAGAAGTACAGATAAAACAAAATATATTGAATAACGTTCTGTGTGGATTAATGGCTGACGAAGTGATTGAATTAGCCCCCACTGAACCAGAAAAACAATTGATCATAGATCAATGGCTAGATGCCGTTATCAGCCAACTTCCCGGCTGGAAAAAATTAACCCACAATGACGCGCGGCAACTGTTTTTACAACGGCCCGGTCAGTTACTAATAGACGAAAAGGAAATCAAAATCACGGTACAACATCAACCGTTTGATATTCTGTTAGCCGATTGGCCGTGGCCATTAAATATCGCCAAACTTCCCTGGCTGGATTGCCCTTTAAATATTGACTGGCAAAACATTTAGAAGGTTTATATGGACTACCTACTGACAAATACCCCCTGTATTGTGGCTGAATCACACTGGATTTATCCCCATTTGGAACGTATCGATCTACTATTACAGCAATACTATTATAAAAAGAGCGACCAGTACGATTCATTACCGGAAAGTTTTTTATTGACCGAAGATGAAGTCGAACAATGTTTAATATCACCGCAAGGAGTTCCTCATTGGTTAACTAAAGTCAATAATCCTATTTGTTATCCAGAAATTAAGGAAAACCCTTCCCTTGATGCATTATCATTGTTGGTCGAACGTTTTGAACTGACTGAATTTGAGCGTGATGTTTTATTATTAGGTTTATTACCCCATTTTGACAGTCGGTATCATGCGTTATTTGCCGCGCTAAATGGCAATAGTAAAAAACAGTGGCCCAATTTCGCATTGGCGATTGAGTTATTTAGCCAACACCAAAATGACTGGCAATTACTACAAAACAGCTTTTTACCGCAAACACCGTTAATCAATAACCAACTATTACGGCTTAATAATCACGAAGAAGTTATTTGGCTACAAACACAATTCTTAACTCATAACGCTATCTGGCATTTTTTATCGGGACAACGAACACTTTTACCACCTTTGATAAGCTATGCTAATTGGCATACTCCCGCCTCACATAATTGGTATCCACAAACTCTTTATCATTCACTGGAAAAGATATTATTGAATGAAACCGATAAAATACGTCCATTGGTCATACTCAGAGGAAAAGAAGGCAGCGCCAGAGAATTAGCGGTCAGTAATATTATGGCATATCATGGTATTCATACCTTAATCCTTGATTTAGCCTGCCTGCCCGATGAAGAAAACAGTGTCAAAATATCCAGCTTATTAGCGGATGTAATACGGGAAACTCGGTTACATGATGCCTGTTTATTAATCCGCAAATTCTCTTTGCTTGCAGCGGAAAAGAAAATATTACACCACGAATTATCTATTTTACTGAATCAGCCAAAATTACGCGTGGTTTGCCTGGTAGAATCGGGAAATGGATTAGCTTGGCTTAAACATCTACCAATGGTGCAAATTGACATGCCAGTAATGACTTTAGCAGAGAGAAAAACAATACTGAAAGCAAATTTACCGGAGAATGTCGCTCAGGAAATCAATATTACTCAGCTCTGTCAGCGCTTTTCCTTTACCGCGGAAACATTACCGCTCATTCTTGCAGAAGCTCATCAATATCAAATAATTCGGCAACCAGAAGATCAAATAAAAGAAATAGACCTGCGTAAGGCATTAAGTTTTCGCGCCCAACAGAATTTCGGTAAATTAGCCCAACGCATAACCCCAAAACTCAGTTTCAATGATTTAGTGGTTTCAGAAACATTAGCGCAACAGTTAAAAGAAATTATCGCTGCCATTCATTACCGTGACCAGATTCTAAGCGCAGGATTTCAGGAAAAAATCAGTTACGGTACCGGTATTAGTGCATTATTTTACGGTGAATCAGGTACCGGCAAAACGATGGCTGCTGAGGTCATTGCTGGTTATCTTGGGGTTGATTTGATTAAAGTGGATCTCTCTACCGTGGTAAATAAATATATTGGTGAAACGGAAAAAAATATCTCTCGTATTTTCGATCTGGCCGAAGCGGATTCCGGGGTGCTGTTTTTCGATGAAGCGGATGCTTTATTTGGTAAACGCAGTGAAACCAAAGACGCTCAAGACAGACATGCTAATATTGAAGTTTCTTATTTATTACAACGTCTAGAGAATTATCCGGGGTTAGTGATTTTAGCCACCAATAACCGCAGCCATTTGGACAGCGCGTTTAATCGCCGCTTTACCTTTATTACCCGTTTTACTTATCCCGATGAAGCATTACGTAAGAAAATGTGGCAAAAAATTTGGCCTGAACAACTGACATTATCCGATGAAATTGATTTTGAACATCTGGCTAAAAGATCTGATTTAACCGGAGCGAATATCAGAAATATCGCCTTATTATCATCCATATTGGCAGCAAATGACAATATTGGACAGATTGAAAATAAATATATAGAACGTGCCGTGATACTTGAATTAAATAAAACTGGCCGCTTGGTATTTTAAAAATTAAGTAGAATTGGAGTCAATATGACAACTATAATTGCTTCTGACAATGCGATTATTGAGATTAATCAAGCATTAAATGATATTCTAATTAAATATTTAGACATTCCCGGTCAAAACATTGATATTCGTTTTGATCTACCCGAAATTAATTCCATTCAATCAGAACCGACAGTCAGTGTATTTCTTTATGAAATACATGAAGATCTACAATTACGCTCTGCCGAATCAAGACGTTATAATCCGGCAACCAATACATTATTACCGGGATGGGTAAATATTAACTGCAATTATTTAATGACTTACTGGGAGCCGAATAAACCATCGAACGACAGCGCCAGCCCGGACAGCCAGCCAGATAATCAGGCGGCACAAGTCATGACGCGTGTTTTAAGAGCATTGATTAACAATCGCCAATTAACCGGTATTCCCGGTGCTTATACCCGGGTTATTCCCCAACAGGAAAATTTAAATAGCTTAGGTAATTTTTGGCAGGCTCTTGGTAATCGCCCTCGCCTCTCTTTACTTTATTCCATTACTGTACCTATGAAACTGAAAAATATTGAAGACAATGTAATCCCAGTCAGTAAAATATCCGCTTCTGTGGATCAAAAACCCAGTCTGGATAATTCACAAATAAACCAAGCTTTAATATACCCTATGGATTTCAAGATGCATCGCGACGGCAAGGGAGTGAATCCCCGGGAGCATAGATAACTATGTGACCGGGGTGAACGAGTGCAGCCAACAAAGAGGCAACTTGAAGGATAACGGGTATAGATAAATTATGCGTGGAATTAGGCGATACAGAAGATGTGCGTCTTGCCCTTGCTAAAGTGAATCTGACAATTGAACCTGATACAGAAAACAATCAAAACCTGGAAAATCAAAATGTTATTGTTAAAGTTTCGGGTATTACTAGCGTAACTTATTTACCACAAATAAAAGATACACTTACCAAATGGAAAAGCAGTCAAGAGGCTATTGTTAAGATAAATGGTGTCGGCATTGTTGTTTCTAAAGAAAATGCGGATAAGTTAATTGGGATTTAAAATTAATTTTTATACTAAAATAACAAACAATCATTCACCTAATAAATAATTATTTATTAAAATTAATTATTTTTAATATTTTTATTTTATTTTCCCGTGTTACCGTGTTAGTGTTAATAAAACTAAAACAGTGAAACACTAATTTAATCCATATATTATTTACTATTCAATCAATCCAATCCAATCCATAGGTGGTAATATCATGCCAATAAATGACCTTAAAAAAAAATTCGAAATTAGCCCTCAAGCAGCTCAAGCTATTGGTGCTCCTGCAAGATCAAATAGCAGTAAACAAGCTGAGCACCAAACTGAACACCTTGAACTTGATACATCTAAAAATAGAAGAGATAGAAAAGATTTAAATGCACAAGCCACCCCAAATCAACAGCACACCAAAAAACTGGAAACCGAAGTAAATAATGGTGGCAATAAAAGTAAAGCACAGGCGCATACACCAGATTTGGTGATGAAAAAAGAAAGCTCAGTAACACCGAACACTCGCAAAAGTCCGAATGAGAAAATCAAAGCTGAAGATATTTTCCATCGGTATAAAGATAGATTTTCTCCTTCCGATAGAGAATTACCATTTGAAATAATGAATGAAATCACCAATAATGGAATAGCATTCTCCTCTGAAAAAGCACCCGAAAGTCATTTAGATAAAGTAAAAGATAAGAAATTCACGCTGAGGCATTATACTTCTGGAAATGGGCAGGAAAAACCTACATTTAATGAGATTGGATCAAACTTTAATTTGGTAAATGAAGGAATAAAAACATTAAAGCGTACTCAAGGAAGCAACACTAATGAAGATGATTGGAACCGTCTAGGAAATACGGCATTTACTTTCTTCTTGTTAGCAATAGATGGAGAAGTATCTGATAGAAAATTCCTGTCTAATACGACTCACTTTGCAGAAATTGATATAGAAAACCCTGCTGAACTTAAAGAACTTGGGTTAGATGAAACTGAGTTCTTTGCTTCTCCTGATTTGCTTCACGAAAAAAATCTTTCCCAAGCCCCTGCTGTAAAAGGGAAACTATCTGACTTAAAATCATTATTATTAAAACAATCTGGCATAAAACCAGTTCAATTACAGTCTTTAGGTGCAAAAGGGATTCTGGAACGTATAGATAGTAAGTTTAATGGCAGTCTTGAAATAAAAATCCCAGGAAACGTGAAAGTGAAGGAATGGAAAAAAGTCGAGAAATAAAAATTTAATCATCGATATTTTATTATCATCTCTTTTCACACATTTTTTCACCAAAATATTAATAGGAGATAATATGTTATCCACAGAAAAACACAATAAAGATACTAAACACCCAAGAAATAGAGAAAAAAAATTCTCAATACAACCAGAAAACTCTACTCAAGATGATGAGGATATAAAAAATAATTCCTTAGGAGTTGGGCTAGATTTAGATCAAATGATAAGAAATACGTCTTCCACCTTAACAAATGCCCCTCAAAAACCCGAAGATGGATATTACTATCATATTTCCAGAGGAAATAATTTACAAAGCTTCCTACAAAACGGATTTAAACCGCAAGGCTCACCTGGCCCAACCTTATCTGAAGAAGATTTTTCACGTAGAAAAATTGGTATCATAAAGCTTATCTACTCTATTATAGCCACGACTATTAATAAAAACCGTAAAGCAAAGAAAATCTCTAAAGATAATTTCCTTATGCCTCAAGAATTTTGGCATGAGTTCAAAAATTTTTATCAGAACATCCCCACTCAAACAAATATCGATGATCAATTATTAAAAAAATCCATTACGGAAAGTATCGACAAACTTGACCAAAATAAATTTATGGAGAAGCACAGTGACCGTAAGCAAACTATTATCAACAATGAGAGAGAAGCTATTCTGCAACAAGATGAAAGGATTAACGAAATTATTTCAAGCAGAGCAAAAATGATACAGCAACGAGAAGCTGAAAATACAGAAGGATATATCTATCTTGCCCCACACAAAAACACACTTTTGGAATATATGAAACATTTACAGGAAGAAAAAAATCTATTTCTTATATTAGCAGTCAAAGAGGACATATTCACCGAAAAAGGATTAGAACAAGATCCACAAGAACCTCATGGGGCCGTCAGATATAAGGGAGCATTATCTACAGAAGAACTTAATTTTGTTAATCAAGAAGGTCAAATCTGTGCAATACCTGCATCTATTGGGGAAATGGATTATGGCGATTTTATTTTAAATCAGCAGCAAGTCATAGATTTTTGTAAGAAATAAAATGAGGGTAAATATAATTTCAAACATAAAATTATATTTACCAGAGATAGAAACCCTACACTTTCGGCTCACATAAAAGGTGGAAAGAAAAATAACTTACGTGAAAAGCTATTTTTTAATGAAGACAAAGATGATAGAAAAGGAAGTTATTATAAAAGTAAGCCAATACATATCAAAGATGTCAGAAAAATGACCTATCAGGAGATGGAAGAAATTATTAATTCCCCGGATTATCATGTTATTTTAGGCTATTTTTTTAGTCGCAATGATCAGGCTTTGCGCTTTTATACCAATACAAATCCAGTAACAAGTTATGTTGATAATTAACCTGAACTTCGATTAAGAGGGAAATTCAAGACATCACAGTCCGCTCAGTTTCTTGCTTAATATTCATTCAATATAAAAGAAAGTATGCTATTATTCACCTATGAAGAAAAAAAACACACCAACGCCACATGACGCTATTTTCAAACAGTTTTTAAGTCATATTGATACGGCCAGAGACTTTCTGGAGATACATTTGCCTGCGACATTACGGGCAGTTTGTGATCTGGATACATTGCAATTAGCATCAGGGTCGTTTATTGAAGACAATCTGCGTGCGCATTATTCCGACATTTTGTATTCACTGAAAACGGTGCAAGGTGACGGTTATGTGTACTGCGTGATCGAACACCAGAGTTCCCCGGACAAAATGATGGCATTTCGATTGATGCGCTATAGTATTTCAGCCATGCAACGGCATCTGGAGCAGGGACATGAAAAATTGCCGCTGGTCATTCCGGTGTTGTTCTATCACGGGAAAATACAGCCGTATCCCTGGAGTACCAATTGGCTAGACTGCTTCGATGATCCAGCTCTGGCGAAGGAGCTCTATTCCGGTCCATTCCCGTTGGTAGATGTGACGGTAATTCCGGATGATGAAATCCTGACGCATAAACGGGTCGCGCTACTGGAAATGGTACAAAAGCATATCTGGCAGCGTGATATGATGGGGTCACTGCAAAAACTGTCCATATTGCTGGCGTATGGTTACCATACGGAAGAGCAGCTAAAAAGCGTGCTAAACTACTTATTACAGGCGGGAGATACCGCCGATCCAGAGGGTTTTATCCGGCGACTGGCAGAGCAGTCCCCGAGGTATGAGGAGGTACTGATGACAATAGCGCAAAGATTGGAACATAAAGCACGTCAAGAAGGACACCAAGAAGGACGCCAAGAAGGGCGTCAGGAAGGACGTCTGGAGGCAACGTTAAAAATTGCTCATGCATTGCTGAACAGCGGAATCGATCATGAAACGGTGATGAAAACCACCGGTCTAAGTCAGAACGAACTTGAGCAAATACGCCACTAACTCGTGCTGGGAGTTCTTTCAGTATTCAACGATTCGTGTTAAAAGAAAATCTTACGGTGACTGGCAAAACAGTCACCGAAGTATGAATCTCGACCGTGAAACGGTGATGGAAATCACCAGGGTGAATTTGAACAAACGTCCGACACACTTACTATTAATACGTTATCGGCATAAAAATGCTTGAGTCAATGCACAAAACGCATAGAAGTGGCACATTTACATGCCAAACCAAAGACTGGGTTTAAATCCACGTGCTTCTGAAATCGCTGTTCTCTCTTTTCACCCCAATAAGCATTCTAACTCATTTCACTAGCAATCATTTTCATGATTATATTTTTATTCAACAATTAATTTATCGTTGAAATTATTAAAGAATAAAAATACCTGGCAATGAAAAACCCCATAATCGCGTGATATTATTCAACATGAAAATCACACCTGTTATTTATTTTCATGTTTACAGAAAGTAATAAATTAACGCTGATACACAAAATCATCAAAACCCGCCACATCAATTAAAAATAAATATCATTATTAATTGATGCTACCGCTTAAGAATCCATTCTCTATAATCACCTCGCTTTATCAAATGTGATTTAAATAATCATTGAACACATTCTTTAATACGAACAAAGACCTCCATAAATCAGGTTATTGCGGTAGCTATACCCAATCGTTAGATGCTAAGGAAAACAAAGTAATAGATGTTTTTCTTATATTTCAAATGTAAACAATCAAGGAAAAAATCATGTCTACAACTCCAGAACAAATTGCTGTTGAATATCCCATTCCTACTTACCGATTTGTTGTCTCGATCGGTGATGAGCAAATCCCTTTTAACAGCGTTTCTGGCCTCGATATTTCTCATGATGTCATAGAATACAAAGATGGTACCGGCAATTACTATAAAATGCCCGGTCAACGTCAGGCGATTAATATCTCACTGCGTAAAGGGGTATTCTCTGGCGATACTAAACTTTTTGACTGGATTAACTCTATTCAGCTTAATCAGGTTGAGAAAAAAGATATTTCAATCAGTTTAACCAACGAAGCCGGCACTGAAATTTTAATGACCTGGAGCGTGGCAAATGCCTTCCCAACCTCATTAATTTCTCCTTCTTTTGATGCCACCAGCAACGAAGTTGCCGTGCAGGAAATTACCCTGACCGCAGATCGAGTGACCATTCAAGCGGCTTAAGATTCATTTATCAAGCTGTCTACTCAGAATATTGCACAATAATTGGAGGCAACATGCCAACGGTACCAACCTATCCCGGCGTTTATATCGAAGAGGACGCCTCACCCGCACTCTCTGTTCAGTCCGGTGCAACAGCAGTACCTGTCTTTGCCGTCGCAAAAGACAATTCATTAATAACCGATGATTCTTATATTCGTGTTAACAGCTGGCTGGAATATCTGTCGCTCAAAGGGGGACAATTTACTGCCACCGATAAGCTTGATATCGCACTACGCGCTTATTTTATTAATGGCGGTGGATATGGCTATCTGGTTAAAACCGCAGAGTTAGAAAAACATGTGCCAAAACTCGATGATGTGACATTGCTGGTTGCTGCCGGAGAAGAAATCATCACTGCCGCAGACGCCCTTTGCAAATCTGGCAAAGGATTATTCGCCATTTTTGATGGTCCAATCGCTCAAATAACCCCAGACCAAAAACCCGATGACGTACTTAAACCCTATACCGCTACAGCCTATGGCGCAGTTTATTATCCCTGGCTGATCGCTGAATGGGGAGAAAATAAAGCCGCCATTGATATTCCACCCAGCGCCGTCATGGCCGGTATTTATGCCCGTGTCGATAACAACCGGGGTGTTTGGCAAGCGCCAGCAAATGTCGCTGTTCAAGGCGGATTGCAACCTAAATATCCGATGACTGACGACCTGCAAGGGAAATATAACCAGGGTAAAGCCCTAAATATGATCCGCACTTTTCCTAAGAGCGGGACGCTGGTCTGGGGCGCTCGCACACTTGAGGACAATGATCATTGGCGTTATATCCCGGTTCGCCGCCTGTTTAATAGCGCAGAACGGGATATTAAAAATGCCATGAGTTTCGCGGTCTTCGAACCCAATAGCCAACCCACTTGGAAAGCGGTCCACCGTGCTATCGATAACTATCTTCACACCCTCTGGCAGCAAGGCGGCTTGATGGGCAGCAAAGCTGAGCAGGCTTATTTTGTTCAAATCGGTAAAGACGTCACCATGACTGATGACGATATTAAGCAGGGCAAAATGATTGTCAAAGTGGGTCTGGCGGCGGTTCGTCCAGCCGAGTTTATTATCTTGCAGCTTACACAGAATATCGCTCAATAACCGGAGGAAATATGCCAACAATACCAACTTTTCCTGGCGTCTATATTGAAGAAGACGCATCACTGGCACTTTCTGTTAGCCAGGGAAATACCGCAATACCCGTTTTTATTGGGCGTTTCTTACCGAAAAAAACCAGCGCAACACCTGAAATAACCCGCGTGAGTAGCTGGTTGGATTTTACTAACCTATTTAACGTAGGTTGTGTTAGATCAATAGCAATCACATCAACCGAACCCACGCCTCCCAAACCCGAACCGACTCCTCCTGAAAAACCTCAAACAGTCGAAGACGATGTATCAGTCAAAAACAACGAAGGAGTTGAAAACGATACAGAAGTTGCGGCCACGACACAGGCCACAACACCCAATGCAGATGAAACTCCTCCCGGCTACACTTACCAGGTCGCCGTTGATATCTACACAGTAAGCAGTGATGCTTTAAAACTTTATTTCCAAAATGGCGGCGGACCTTGTTATATCCTGCCAATTGCTGATACCAGCAAGGCTAACACGCTGGCATTAATCCCGGCGTTGATTGAGCAGGCTTTAGAAATCACGTTAATTGTCTGTCCTGAACAGGATGCTGATTATCAGAGCCAGATATATAACAACCTGACCCCTTCATTATTAAATAACGGCTATTTTCTTATCGCCGATAACCAAGATAAAGCAACCGCTATCAGCGCTAATGTCTCCTCACAAACTGCAACGTATTATCCCGCAGTGAAAGTCTCACAGCTGATGCAAACGGAAGAGGCTCTCGTCGCTGTTTCAGGCTATAAAGATGCCAATACAACCCCAGACAAAGTGACTAATCTGGTACAGCTCAAAGAGAAAAATCCCGATGTCTATCAGCAAGCGGTGATTGCAATACAGAACATAAGTAAAACGATTCCCGCCAGTGCAGTGATAGCCGGTGTCTACTGCGCCACCGATGCCAGCCGGGGTGTCTGGAAAGCACCCGCTAATGTTGCGCTGAGTGGGATTAGTGATGTAGCAGACCGGCTCACGGAAGATGAGCAAGGTACCATGAATCAAAATGGTATCAATGCGATCCGTTATTTCAGTAACAAAGGTTTTGTCGTCTGGGGTGCGCGTACTCTGCAAAATGATGATAACTGGCGCTACATTCCAGTTCGGCGTTTATTTAATGCGGCAGAACGGGATATCAAGCAAGCCATGCAATTTGCCGTGTTTGAACCCAACAGCCAGCCCACCTGGGAACGCGTCCGCTCAGCGATTGATAACTATCTCCATCAACTCTGGCAGCAAGGGGCACTGGCCGGTAACAGCCCACAGGAAGCCTATTTTGTCCAGATTGGTCAAGGTGTCACCATGTCCGACGACGATATTAAGCAAGGCAAAATGGTGGTGAAAGTTGGCATGGCGGCGGTCCGTCCGGCTGAATTTATTATTCTGCAATTTTCGCAAAATGTAACACCGTAACCGTATGGGGCGCGGTTCACCGCGCCTGTTCTAGTGAGGAACCGAGAATGGAAATAAAACAGCCCGGCGTCACCATCACGGAGAACCTGATATCCCAGCAACAAGATGAGGCATTTATCGGTGTACCGGTTTTTATCGGCTATACCCAACCGGCTAAAAACAATCATGCTAAAAAGAATCATGCTAAAAACAATCGTATTAGTGACAAAACCCCCGTCAAGATCCACAGCCTGACCGATTTTACCCTGTCATTTGGTGAATCAGGATTAATGTACTATTCCGTGCGCCACTTTTTTGAAAACGGGGGTCAACAAGCCTATGTGCTGTCGCTAGGATCGGATAAACCACGAGGCGATTTTCAATCATTGACTACCACCCTACAACAAGATTGGGTTAAACAAGCGATTTCGGCACAGAGTGCTATCACGTTGATTGTGGTTCCCGATATTGTTTATCTGAATCAGATGGATGCTCCCGATTCAGAAATCGATCAACACGATAAGATTCTATTCTGGCAACAGTTTTGGCAATCAGTACTCAACCTTTGCAACAGCCGACGCGGCATCATGGGATTACTGGATGCCCCCGATGATCCCGCCCTGGCCGCTGAATGTTTAGCCCGGTTCTCTTCCAATGATCGGCAATGGGGTGCCGTATACTGGCCAAGGTTGAACAGTGCTTATCAGGAGCAAAATCAGCCTGTTGTACTTTCACCTACCGCCGCAGTGGCCGCCGTCATCCAGCGTAACGATAACCAAATGGTCGTCTGGCATGCCCCCGCGAACGTTGCGTTAGCCAAAGTCATCAACCCGATACGCTCTTATATTGAAGCTGATGACCTGTTTAATCAGAACGGCACTTCGTTGAATCTGGTTCGCAGCTTCCCCGGCAAAGGGACAAAGATCTGGGGATGTCGCACGCTGGACAATACGCCCGGTTCTCCCTGGCGTTATATCCAGACGCGCCGTCTGGTTTCTTATATCGAAGCCCATATGACTCAACTGGGCCGGGCCTTTGTGTTTGAACCCAATAACGCCATCACCTGGATGAAGTTTAAAGGTCAGGCTTACAACTGGTTACGTCAGTTATGGCTAAACGGTGGACTGCGCGGTACGCAGGAAGATCAGGCATTTGAGGTGTTACTGGGGATTGACG